TTCGCAAAACAAATCTCTCCAGTCACCAGGACAGAAATCGATACTCGGGCCAGGTGCTCCTGTCGCGTTCAACCCAAGCCAGGCTGGAAAGCCATATCGAGACTCTTGGGATATTGAGCGTGCCTACAGAGAAGGAATGGCCAAGGTCACCTGGGTTAACAGGTGCATTGATGCGATAGCAGGAAATCAGGCCCGCCTACCTGCAATGTTGCGAAAAGATAATTCCCCAACTGGGAAAATTGTCACAGACAATCAGAGTAACAAAATATTGGATATTTTGAACTCTAAATCAAACATGGGTGAAAACTCATTTGTTTTTAGATACAGACTTTCCTCTCAATTGTTAATGTCCTCACGTGGGGCATTTATTGAAAAAGTACGCGGTCGTGATGGTGGAATCATCGCCCTTCAATTACTTCCGCCACAACACACATCGCCAATACCTGACCCGAAAAAGTTTGTTTCCGGTTTTGAAGTTGATATGCGAAACGGAACAAAGGTAATCCTAAAGCCGGAAGATGTTTGCTGGGTAAGAAAGCCACATCCACTAGACCCATACCTGTCCATGACTCCACTTGAGTCTGCTGGTATCGCCATTGAAATTGAAAACCTTTCTAAAATATATAATCGCAACTTCCTTCTTAACGACGGTCGGCCAGGCGGCTTGCTTGTTGTAAAAGGAGAAATTGATGACGATGACAAAGATGAGCTTCGCAGTAGATTTCGTGGAAATATAAATAGGGCTGGCTCTATAACTGTTGTCTCATCTGACGACGGTGTTGATTACGTCGATACAGGTGCATCCCCTCGTGATGCCAACTATATACAGATGCGACAGATTACAAAAGAGGAAATCCTTGCATCCTTCGGTGTTCCGGAATCCGTTATTGGCAATGCATCCGGTCGAACATTCTCAAATGCCGCTGAAGAACATAGGGTTTTTTGGAACGAGACAATGCTTCCGCACATGGAGTTGATTGGTCGGGCATTAGACGAACTGGACGATGAGTTTTATATTGACTTCGATACGTCTGATGTACCAATCCTTATTCTCTACAAGCAAGAGCGTGAAAGATATTTGTTAGACGAATTTCAGAATGGTCTTATAAGTGGCAACGAGTATCGAGCCGCAACCGGAAGAATTCATATCAAATCAGACCTCATGCAGGCTCTTCTTGCCAATCCAAACCTTACTCCGATTGGTTATACAGACAAAGAGTTTGACTCCGCCAAGCAAGCAGCCGATGCTGCAGCGGCTGGACAACAGCCAGGTATGCCTGGCGTCGCAGCAGCGGGGGTAATGCCAACACCAGAGGTTCCAGTTGAAGGTGCGCCGCAAGACCAAGAGATACCGGCACAAATAGTTGACATGAATCAAAAGCCAAACACTATGACTGAAGCACTCGCAGCAGAGCAGGGTGGACAACCACAAATGTCACCGAGTGCGTTGTCTGCATACGAACCGACGATGCAGTCAAAATCAGATAACAAACAAATCGATGACTGGGACTCAAAAGCAGAAGAAAACTCAAAACGCTGGATTGAAATTTTGGATAGAAATTTAGATAGATTTTTCGAACGGCAGCAACGAGTTGTCCTTGAAAAGGCCATGGGCGCAAAATCAAAAAAGGCACTTGCAGCAGGCTCCCTAGAATCGAGTTTAATTTTTGACATTGATGTTTGGGACAAGCAAATGCTTGAAGACTTCAGACCGCTTCTTTCCGGTATTACAAATGACGCAGCTCGTCTGATAAATGAACAGACAGGAATGCCGACAGAAATTGATGAAGAAGAAATCAAACAGTTGATTGATGCACAAATTGAAAGAATGCAAAAAGTCAACTCATCAACCAAGGAAGAAATAGCAGCAGCCATACTTATATCCTCTGCGCTTGAAGATGACGAGGACCGTTCCGGAATGCTAAAGGCTGCCCTGGTGGCAATCTTTATTAATCTAATTTCCAAGAAGCAAAGGGTCATTGCTGAACATGAGGCGCAGACTTCATATAATGCTGGTGTCTACTTTGGAGCAAAACAGGTTGGTGCGGCATCAAAAACTTGGATTTCTTTGAAGGATTCAAAAACAAGAGCAGAGCACAGACTTCTCGACGGGAAAACGGTTAGTGTTGGCGATGCATTCAATGTTGGTGATGATGTAATTAGGTTCCCAGGCGACCCACTATCCCCAGCTCGCATGACAATGAACTGTCGTTGCAGATTAAAATTCGGCTTGAACTGAGACTTTAATTAAAGTCCAGTAATTTAATCCGCTCTTATGCCAAAAGAGTGTCTCCAGCGCTTATTATTGTGAATACAGTTCTCTGAAAGCGCGTAAACAATGACAAATATTACCGAAAACTTTACTGAAACTCAATACAAGTCCATGCCTGGACAGATAAGCACCAATGAGGCATTGGGTATCGTTGAATGTTTCACTGCCGCTATTGGGAACAAGGACAGTGTTGGCGACATTTGCTTGCCTGGTTGCTTTGATTCCTCGCTCCGTAGACGTAAGCCACGAGTCGTTTGGGGTCACAACTGGAATGAGCCTATTGGTAAAGTTTTAGACATCTACGAGGTTGGTCCAAACGACCCACGTTTGCCTGCAAAAATGCGAGCAAATGGCGTGGGTGGACTCTATACGAGAGTTCAATTTAACCTTAAATCGGAACGCGGTCGCGAAGCATTCAATAACATAACATTCTTTGGCGAAGACCAAGAGTGGTCAATTGGTTACAAAACACTTGATGCCTTCTTCGATAGCAAGAAGCAAGCCAACCTCCTTAAGGAGGTTGAACTATACGAGGTAAGTCCTGTTCTTCATGGTGCCAACCAGTTAACTGGAACCATCTCGATTAAGTCAGATGAATCGGTGAAGGCTGCAAAAGTAGGTCCATGCTGGCCTGGGTATAAGCAAGTTGGAATGAAAAAGGGAAAGAATGGGGATATGGTCCCAAATTGCGTTCCAGCCGATAGCGCAGAGGCAAAGTCTGCACTTAAGGACCCAGATGGCGGGCTAACTGCAGCAGGTAGGGCTCACTTCAAAAAGACCGAAGGTGCAAATTTGAAACCAGGCGTCAAGGGTCCTGCTGACACTCCACAAAAGATGCGCCGCAAAGGTTCATTCCTTACAAGATTCTTCACTAATCCAAGCGGTCCAATGAAGGATGAAAACGGAAAGCCAACACGACTTGCGCTTTCAGCTGCGGCGTGGGGCGAACCAGTGCCACAGAACACCGAGGATGCCGCAAAGCTCGCAGCAAAAGGACGTCGGCTTTTGGACAGATATGACAACACAAAAAAGAAGTCAGACTCCGAAATTGAGGTCAAAAACATGTCAATTTACTCTGGTGGGAGTTCTTCAATAAACCCTATAAGCGGGAGAATGGGCGACCTTGTTCGCCATCTAAGCATGCATTTCGGTGGACAGGTAGCCATCCGTGAAGCGGATGAAAGTACGGTCATCTTTGATTTAGACAAAGACAACTCGACGTCGACAATGCGGGCTGGATGGCACACCCCGGATGGCGAAAGATTTATGTTTGGCACGGCGCACGAAGTTAAGCCAGAAACCGTTTATATCCCGCTTGATGGCGGACCTTCGGTTGCCCTTACCAGTGACAAACCCAAGAGATTTGTTGACGGTGGAGATTTCTACGACTCTCTAATGCGTCGTGATTCTGAACTCCATGGAAATGACGACAGCCACAGTGATTGTGGGTGTGGCGGAAAATGCGGTACAGGTAAATCGGCAATGAAATCATGGACATCCTTCAAAGACGAAACACCAGGTCTACATATGTTTGTGAAAACACAAAATGTAGAAATGTACGAAGCGGCAAATGAAATCGGAAATTCGCACGGATTTGAAGTCGAGTTGCTTGCAGACGGTTTTGCTATCCCGAATATGGACTGGTACGGTCCAGAAGCACAAAATGCGCTAATGAATGCACTTGAAGCAATTAACGAAAAAGTTCTCGGTGGGACAATTGGTCGTGCTCGTCGTGCTGCTGGTCGAATGGGTAAACCTTCACGCGACGGCGACAGCGATGGCAGAACCACGAACCCCATAACCGGCGAAGATGATGTTCCGTACATTGAGCCCAAAATGCCTGCAAAGCCAGAAGAAATACCAGACAAAATTCCAGAAAGACTTCCCGAGCCAGTTCGCGTTCCGAAGCCTGCTCCAAGTCGTGTCCCAGGCCGCCCTTCTCCAGCACCAAGCCCGAGCCGTCCGTCCGTACCAGCGCCACCTCAGAGGGTTCCGGCTGGTGGGGTTACTGGAGCAATGGGCTTGAGGAATCGTGGCGATAATATTCTTGCTCAATTGCGTGAATTTGGGATTGATGAATCAAAGCCACCTAGCGATTCAAAGCGCGCTATGGATGCGGCAATCAGACATCTTGCAAAAAGAAATATGATTACCGAAGAAAAAGCACGCAAAAGGATTCGTCAGGCAATTATGCGTGAGCGTAGAAGCAACGTCCTTGCCAGAGCAGCAGCAGCTAGAGGTAAGTCTGAGTTGAGCGTATATGTATCAATTTCAGAGAATCATGACCTAGAGGTCAAGTCTGGCCTCCAGATTCAATCGAATCAAATTGATGGGTTCCAGATAGATATTCACCCATCATTTATATTCGATATCAAATCAGCTGTTGACACTGTCGCTGAATACCACGGTTTTAATTCAACCGCAAACGATGACGGAATATGGGTGACAGGGCTTGCCTCTGTCGGCGTTGATGGGGTTAATGCCCTCGTCAATGTGATATCCCAAATTGAAAAAGAACAACCGTTAGAGAACTACGAACTATCTAGTTTTTCGGGATAACCCACGAAATGAACGAGAAACGTACGGAATTACTCAATTACGCTGTGAAAAATATTGAATTTGAGCGCGACTCAGCGATTGTCCAAAATAACTTTGAGTTGGTGGGAGAACTCAATAAGAAACTGGATGTCATCGAGACTCAAATCAAGTCCGAAGAGACTCATCTCGCAAGTGGTAAATCGACACGCTTCACACGTCCTAAAGTAGGTAACGTCAGCCAAAGAACCCCTGTTATGGGTTATGCTAAACCTGTACAGCAACAAAAAATTTCATATAAATATCACTGCATAGTTTCAGGCGAAAAACGCATGAATCCGTGTGGTGGTTGCAGCAACCCAAAAGGCTGTCTGTCAAGTTCGATGCAATACAAGGAGCAAAATTCATGACTCAGAAATCACCAGTCGTCAAGTTGGACTCAGACGGCGAAGTTGCCCAATGTGCAAAAGGTCTTGACGCATCAGAGTGCGGCTATGAAGCCGGAGCAAAAGTTTGTGGAAAGTGTGGAGCCATGGCTACATCTGTTAAGGCGATGGCCGAGATGGGCATGAATACACCCAAAAAGAAAAAGAACTCAATGCCAGGAGCGGAAGCTATGGATGAAGACATGGACACAGAGATTGATGAGAAAGCCATGACCGACGACGAGGATATCATCGACGAAGAAGATGCAGACGAGATGTATACAGAGCAAGAGTCTCCACAGAAAAAGAAGCCAAAGATGATGCCTGTCCCTGCAGAAGAAGAGATGCTCGACGAAGAAGACGACATGGATGAGGAAGACGACATGGACGAAGATGAGGATGTCGCTCCGGTCGCGAAGCCAGTAAGAAAAATGTCAAATGTTCCAATGGAAGAGTCGGACGAAGACATGGAAGATGAGTCTGACGAAAAAATGATGGACTCTTATAGTTCAACTCAAGAGAATCGCTCAAAGATGCGTCAACGTCGCATGCAGTCAATGGGATTCAAATCAGCAGACTTCGACGAGGAAGCGTATGTTTGCTCGTTCGACCGCAAGGTGTACCCAGGCGGCGCAAATGTTTGCGACAGCTGTCCAGGCGGATGCGTTTCTGAAAAAGGAATGCCAGCACTTATTGAAGTCGAAGGCATGGCCGAAGATATGTTCAGAGGAAAAGTTCTTGACTCTGGATACTCCGACGAAGCCGACCTTTTTGTTGTTGATGTTGAAAGAAAAGATGGCAAGCCGGTAGAAATCTTCTTTGACGGTTCGACCGGAGAAGTCATGGGTTGGCATGTTCTTTCAAACGACGTGATTGAGGTTAAGTCAGCCCTTCAAGACAAAGTTCTTGTGAGCTTTGGCGAAGCAGCAGATATTGCTGTCAAGTCGGTTGAGGGAGATATTGTCGCTGTAGAGCCAGACGTATTCGAAGGATTTGATGTTTACGCAGTTGAAATTGAAGGCGTAAATGGCAAGTCGTACGATGTATTCGTTTCGCTTGATGGAGAAGTACTTGGCTATGACGAGTACACACAGGAAGAAGCATCAGCAATTGAAGCAGAAGCTGCAGAAGTTGCACTTAAGCGTGCTTACTCCGAAGAGTCGAGAATGTCAATGGCAAAACAAGGTCATGCACTTGCTGATGGTTCATTCCCAGTCAAAGACGAAGCCGACCTTCGCAATGCGATTCAAGCATTCGGTAGAGCGAAGAATCCAGCCGAAGCAAAATCTCACATCATGAAACGTGCCGTAGCCTTGGGTCTTGAGGACCTAATTCCAATGAGCTGGGGTCCTTCTGATGATGCCGAAAAAACGGCAGAAGTTGTTGAGGTTTCTCCAGAATCGAACTTCTTGTCAAATCTGATGGAATTCCAGATGCTTGCCGTCGAGGAAGAACTTAATCAGACCGATACAGAATAATGTAATATTGTTGGTGTCATACCAACCAACAAATCGGGCTAAGCGTAAATGTGTGGCTTCGCGCTGGGAGACCTTCAGTGGGCTATAGACAAAACGATTTCATCAACAGGGCGATAGCGAGAGCTGTCAAAAACAAGGACGCAAAATTAATTACTGGTCCGACCCTTGACATAAAAGAAGCCAAGCCAAAAGAGTCTAAACCAAAAGACGAAAAATCAAAAGAAGAAGAAAATCCTTTTAAGAATCCATACGACGCATTTCTTAAAACATGGAAGCAAAGTGACCCACTTCCCCTAATCCCACCAGGGATGACTATGCATTTGTGTAAGTTTGGCAACCCATTGCATACAGATACAAATTATTACAATTTGCAAAAAGAATATCAAACAAAAAAGCCGAAAGTTAAATTTAAACACCCAGATTTACATCTTGACTCAAAGTCTCTTGGTCCGAAACTTAGGGACGAAATAGATACCCTTCTTGCACGCTCCATGATGGGGAAGTTTGGTTTAAAGCCATGGGTGGATGACAAGAACAAACTTCGCTGTCCTGAAGGAAGTCCGGCAGCAAACCAGTTTACTGACCAAAGAATGTCTAACTGTTTTATTGTCTCTCCACGCACAGCCGCCGGAAGCGCAGGACGAATAGCAAGACGTGCAGGAAGTGCAATTGCGGATGCGTCACAAGTTGGTGGAAGAACCCCAAGTGGATTCCAAGCAGCAAGAGACATGAACAACCTAACCCAGCAAGATTTTTTGGACATGGGGTACGACGAAGTATCTAGCCGAATGGCTGTTGGTGGGCGAATTGTTGGAGCAATGTCTGGAGGTGTCGGTCAGAGGTATGACCCATCCAGAAGGTCTGGACCAAGTGAACCTTATCTTTTGGGCCGGAAAGAAAAAACCCAACGTGGTAAACGGTCAACGATGCTTGCTATGACAAATCACGAGATGATACGTTCCGGATTGATAAAACTTCCGAACGGTGACGACATCGGAGACATTACCGATGAAGCAACCTTCATGAGGGTAATGACACAAATGTTCCCCAATGTTGAGCCGAATGAATTTAAAGCATATTTCCAAAATGCGATTCCATCGAATCTGAGATGGGAGCAAAAGGGTGAGGCAAAAAGGGGAATTCGGGCGTTCTGGGAGGCAACAATTGTTGAGGCAATTGCGAATCCGGACCATGCAAAATTAGTAACTCAGTTCCAGGTTGATTACAACATGGGGAGTGCATTTGAAGTTTCACTGGACCATTTCGGACCAGCTATAGATTCCAACGGGAGACTTGTAAGTGCTGCAGGGAAAAAACTAGTGGCTGGACGGAATGCCGGACAGGGCGGAGTTCACGTCATTATGAGAATAAACCCTGCAGCTCTGTTCCAGAGCTCGTTAGGTTTTCATAACGGCGATGCACGCAGTGGCGGAATACATGATTCCGTCGAGGGCGACATGCACTATACGGCCACTCACGAATTTGGACACCTTGCGCACTTCTCTACAGCATTGCAGGCTCTTGGATTCGACGTAAACAGAATGGCTCGATACCCGTCAAACCCTACATACTTTGCCGGCAGTGCCACTACTGGTGGAGCACCAGCTTGGCGTCCTGGAAAAGAGAACGGTGGATGGGAAATAGATTTCACCAACAT